GATCGCTCTGATAAGAAGCATGAGATTGAGATGTCAAAGCTTCAAACAGAAAAAGAATTGCAAATGGCAGAACGAGGTTATATTGCTCAAGCTAAAGTAGAAGAAATACATTTAGAACAAGCTCAAGTTGAAGCACAAGCGCAAGAGCGAAATGCTTTATATCAACATGATATTGAGATAAGCAAAGGCTCATCAAAATGGGTAATAAATATTAGAGCTTTAGTAAGGCCTGTAATTACTTATGGATTATTTAGTTTGTTAGTTTTTGTAGAAGTATTTGGTTTCTTTTATGCTATTCGCACAGGCGTTGATTTCCAAATAGCTATGAATTTATTATGGGATGACGAAACACAGATTATATGGGCTTCAGTTGTTTCTTTTTGGTTTGGCACACAAGCGTTTAAAAAATGAAGATATGCGATAAAGGTTTAGCTATTATTAAAAAGTATGAGGGCTTTTATAATAGGCCTTACCTATGCCCTGCTTTAATTTATACGATTGGTTACGGCCATGTCTTATATCCCGAACAGGCAAGATTGCCATTAGCAGAGAGAAAAGCATATCCACTAAAAGCAGAACATAACAGAGTATGGAGCAAAGAAGAAATAAATGATTTACTTATTAAAGACATTGCACGATTTGAAAGAGGAGTTACTATGTTATTCCCTGTGTCTTATCGATTTACTCAAGGAATGTTTAGCGCCTTATGCTCCTTCGCTTTTAATTGCGGCACAGGCCTGCTACAACGCTCTACTGTTCGCTCTGCTTTGTTACGCGGTGATAAAGATATGGCGGGCGCATCGTTATTGAAATATAATCGTGGTGGTGGTAAAGTGTTAAACGGATTAGTTAAGCGTAGGCAAGATGAATACAATTTACTAATGTCATAACAATATAAGGATAAGACATGAATAGAACAGAGATATTAAATAAAGCCAATGAGATTATCACACTTGATAGGCAAGCAACGCATGGTGAAGCAGAGGATAGCTTTGCTGATATTGCAAACCTATGGTCAGCATACCTTCACAAAGAAATCAACCCAAAAGATGTAGCAATGATGATGGTCATGCTAAAGATAGTGCGATACAAAAAGAATCCATCGCATATTGATAACGCAATAGACCTATGTGGTTACGCCGCAATTGCAGGCGAGCTAGGTCAGGGGGTATAAATGAATTTAAGTAACAACGCTAAACCATTGAATAACTTAATGTTTTTGGGGGTGTTAAACGAGCAAGCGCGAAACCAATCTTTCGTAAAAGGGGTTTTTAAAGGGGGGTGTCTAACATGAGTGCAAGAATACCAGCCGAAGTCCATTTAATTCATGGAACTAAAGGTGAAAAAATGGGAACGCTCCTTCCCGAATCTGTTAAAAAAAGAATTCCCGAATCCGAGTGGATGGACAATCCTGATGCGTGGAGTAAAAAAAGATTTTACAATGAAACTGCCGAATATCTTTTTGAAGTTTATGGCATAGGTTCTGATCAAGAACGACATGCGCTTACTATGCTGACAGATCAGATTGATACCTATGTTGATTGCAATCGACATATTGCCGTTGAAGGTTTAGTGACTAGCTTTAATGACGGAAAGACTATTGGGCCATCGCCTTATGTTTCTATTCGCAAAGAAGCTTTAAAACAAATTATTCTTTTAATGAATGAATTAGGTCTTACTCCAAAATCAAGATTAGCAAAACCATCTTCTATGCCAAGTTCTGTTTTAGGAAAACTAATGTTAGGGCCACAAGTTAAGAGATGAGTTATCTAATCGGAGTTCAATATGCTCAAGATGTAGTTAAGGGCAATATTGAAGTTTGCAACAATATAAAATTAGCATGCCAACGCTTCCTAAACTATATGGAAGATAAGCATTGGGAATATGAGTTCTTTCCTGAATATGTAGAGCATGTATTAGATTTTGTATCAGTTCTTAAACACACTAAAGGCCCTGATGCTGGGCGACCAATAATCCTAGAACCTTTCCAAGTTTTACTTCTTTGCGGCATCTATGGATTCCGTCATAAGAAAGACCATGAAAAAAGAATGACAACTGATGTTATTGTTTTTATTCCTCGCAAAGCTGGCAAATCAACTTTAACCGCAGTTATAGGTTTATATGAATTAGCATTTAATGAAGCTGGCGCTGAAGTCTTTACTTTAGCTACTAATCGCGAACAGGCCACTATTGTTTTTGATGCGGCAAGATCAATGGTTGAATCTATGCCTGATGAAATTAAAGCTTGGTATCGAATCTCTAAATACGAGATTGGAAAAGCTAATGACAGTCAAACTATGTTTCGAGCTTTATCTCGCGACAATAAAAAGTCAGGCGATGGTAAGAATGCATCATGCGCAATCATAGATGAAGCGGCTCAAATTGCTGATCGCAATAGTATAGAAGTTATATTTTCAGGCATGGTGGCCCGAAAGAATCCTTTAAGGATTTATATTACTACCGCATCATTTACTAAAGACACAAAGTTCTTTGAAGATTTAACTGCGCTTGAAGCTATGCTTAATGGCGATGCCCCTGACAATCCTCATTGGTTTGGTTTACTTTATGGACTTGATCCGCAAGATAATTGGCGCGATGAATCCACTTGGGCTAAAGCTAATCCGATGCATGGCGTATCAGTTTATCAAGAAGCCATTAAAGAAAGATGCGAGCAAGCCAAATCAAAACCAGCCGCTCTTAATGAGTTTCTTTGCAAAACTCTTAATGTATATGTATCCGCTAACACAGCTTGGATTGATAGAGATTACTGGGATAAGTCTTTAGGCGAAGATAAAGATGATCCTGAAGAAGTCTTTATTGGATTCGACTTGGCGGCCACTCGCGATTTAAATGCAGTTTGCACCTTAAAACGATATGCTTCCGAAGATTATTATGCTGAATTCAAATTCTTTTTACCTGAAGAAGCGTTATCCTTGATTCCAACTCATTATCGTGGTATATTTGACCAAGCCGTTCAATCTAAAATATTGCATATTACTGAAGGCAATGTAATGGATGATCGAGAGATTTCTGAATTTATAAAAAATCAATGCACAAAATATAATATTAAAGAAGTAGGTTACGATGCATACAACGCCGCTTCTCTTATTGCAAGATTACACGATAGCAGTATTCCAGTTAAAAAAGTTGGACAAGGCATGGCGGTTTTAAGTAACCCATCCAAGCATGTTGAAAAGCTCATCATGCAAAATGCTATTAAGCACGATGGCAATCCGTTTGTAGGTTGGCAACTAGGCAATTGCGAAGTTTACACCGATGTTAATGGAAATATTAAGATCAGAAAAAACGAAGCAGATAAGTCAGCAAAGGTAGATGGTATAATAGCCCTTATTATTGCGATGCATTGCTCATTAGATCATCCATTAACTTCTACTTCGTTTGGCTTTAGAAGTATATAAAGGAAAAACATGGCTATAACAGATATATTCAAAAGAAAATCAAACGCATCCGCAAAAGAAAGTAATACTCTTTTTGGTCAAACTGCGTTAGGAAACAACATCTTACGCAATGTTTCAGGTCAAAAAAATCAATCAAATAACCAATTATTATATGTAACTACAAGCTCTGTTAATACCGCAGGCCGAGTTATAGATATGTCGTTGTTAAGCCGTAACTCAACTGTTATGGCATGCGTTAATGCAAAAGCAAGAGCATTAGCTCAATTACCTATTAAGATTATGGCTTATGATGCTGAAGGTAAGTTAGTTGATGCGGTTACTAACCCTAATGTATCAGTAAGAGATAAAGCAAAAGCAAAAGCAGTTTATTATTTATTAAACAATCCTAATAACTATCAATCTGCATACGAGTTCTGGTATCAATGGTCCATGTGGTATGACCTCTCGGGTGAAACCTTTACCGCTTTATGGCGCAAAGAGCAAACTAACTCTACGCTAACCCCAATGGAAATGTATCTTTTAGATTCAACCTTAATAACCGCTCAAATCACCCCTACTCGTTATCCTACTTATAGATTATCGACTAGCACTTATGGTTTTAACAAGGATGAGCCATTAGATTATTTCCAAGTTATTCATGCAAGCGAAATGGCTTGGCAAGGTAGCGCTGGTTTCAATAAAGGTATTCTAGCGACAGAGCTTGTAAGCTTGGATCAAGATATTGACCTATATTCAAACTTTATTATGCTTAATGGTGCTAAACCAAGTGGCATGTTTGTTACAGACCAAGTTATTCCTGATGCTAAATTTAAAGAGATTGCCGCAAGATTAAAAGAAGCATGGACTTCTCTTACAGGTTCTAAATCAACCGACTTATCTAAACCAGGTCAAGGTATGTTGTTAGATAACGGCATGAAGTATATGCCATTAAATATGCTAACACTTCAAGATGCGGATGCAAGGGCATTAAAACAACAAACGATGAAGCGTATCTGCGGATTGTTTGGTGTGCCGCCTGCAATGATCGGAATTGAAGAAGGTAAGTATAACAATACACAAACTATGCTTGATGAATTCTACAAATCAACAATGTTGCCTATTATTACTAACATTCAACAAAAATTTAAAACCTCATTACTAAATGGCTATCCAAATCTTTGTATTGAATTCCAAACACAAGATTTTCTTAAAGGCGCGCCGCTAGATCAAATGAATTATTCTGTAGCTGGCGTAAATGCTGGTATAATGACACCTAATGAAGCGCGAGAATATCTAGGCAAACAAAATATGCCAGGCGCAGACGAATTAAAAGATACATCAAAACAAGCTCGACCTATTAGCGGCACTTCACCTCAAGATACAGGTGGCGGTGGCAACAATACTAGCGTTGGCAAAACAGGTCAGGCAGGTAAAGCCTAATGACATTAAAAGAGCTACTCGACAAATTAACTCAATCCGCTTTGAAAAGAAAAGCAAAGCCGATTGAAACTAACGGAATGAAAAAAAAGGGAGTTCCAATCAATGATTAATAAACTAAATTTTGAAAAGTATTTTTTTGAATCAAAAGTTGAATTAGGTGTTAAAGCCGATGAAGCTTCCGATTATAGTGGCGTAATTGAAGCGACAGTAACAACTTTTGGCCCAAGAGAAGGTGCTGATGGCCGTAAGTTCAATTATAAAGCTGAAGGGTTTGCTAATTGGATGGATGAATTTATGAAATCAGAAAAACCTTTGCCAATGTATTTCCAACATAACGATATGTCAATGCCAGTTGGTGAATGGTATGAATTTATGATGGATGATGAAGGCATGCATGCAAAAGGTAAAATGTTTGTCAATACTAGCATGGGTAAAGATTTATATACGATTATGAAAGAAAGCCCAAATCTTGTTGGCGGTGTTTCTGTAGGCGCTTATGCAGACGAATATTGTATGACAGACAAAGAAGGCAATGTTTTAGCAGACGATGATGATATGGATGAAGCTTATTTCCAAATTACTAAAGGCGGATTAAGAGAAGTATCAATCGTTATGCAACCAAATAATTTAGATGCTGAAATCTCGAAATTAGAGTGCTTTAGAGCCGATGGTTCTTTAGACTTAAAACTTATCGAGAAAGCATTGCGTGATGC